ACTTTGTGTTTGAGGTAACTGATAAATTTTGATAAAGGTCTACACCAGTATTGGTAGTGATTATTCTATCTGCTGATAAATTTCCACTTGGAGAAACCTCATAGTTTGAGGTTAAATTAACATTTTGTTTTATCCAAGCGGCATTGCTAAAATCTTCACTATAAGGAATCAAATTAGTCCTCTGTGGCTCTAACAGTAAACTAGGACAACCACTTACTACACCATCAATTAAAGGATAGTCTAGTCTAGGTATTCCAGAATCTACATTTTCAATAAACCCATCTGAATTTATTCTTGTAGCACTACTTGCCCTTGTAGTAGTAAAGTCTGCATCCCCATTAGAAGGAAGGATGCTATATATTTTACCGTCGCTATATCCCGAAGGTATTAATGCTAGTTTTGGTTTCGCCATCTTTATTTATATCTTTATTAAATTTATTGTAATACTTACTTAAATTAACTAAATTCTTCTTTTTTACCTTATACTTCTTCTTCATATTATAATACAAAACTTGAGAAACTATTAGCATCCTTATCTGGATACATATCTCCGTTACTATTATCATTGTATTCTGGAAACTTCTGAGTATTGTAACAAATGTAATCTAAGTATCTTTTAGTATAAAACTCAGCTCTATCTGTAATCTTACTTTGCATTCTATCTACATCTCTAAAATCTATAGAATCAGACTCTTGACCTCTGTGTTTGTTTATACCTCCGTTATCTATTTTAAACATAGCAAAAGGCAAGTACTCTAACTGAGTAAACCAGATTAGCATAGGCTTAATATAATTGTCTTTAAGGTCTTTATAATCACTATTAGCAGCTAAGTCTATATCTCCAGTTACTATTAAATCCTGTAACTTGTCATATAAACTACCTCCTAAGTAATTTTGTATATGCATATCTTGCGCTACCTCAATTTGATGAATTAGCTTATCTGCATCTGTATTGCCATCTATTATAGACTTAGCTTTTAAGTCCGCTATACTTATGAATAACGCTTTCATAATCCTAATATGTTTTTAATTTTACTTAATGTGCTTTTGTAAGCTCCGTTGTCTGCTCTATCAATCATTCTTTGTTCCATCTCACTTGGATTGTTAGGTTCTTTTAAACCTTTCTCATAAGCTGAATTAGGGTCTGTTTGTTTATTACCTTTAAGTTTGTAAACTCTTAACTCCCAATAATGATGACAGTTTTTTCCACCTTTAAACTTTAAAAGACTGTAGTTCTTCTTGTTATGACCTAACTCTTTGTTAACCCCTCTAAGAGACATCATATTAATATCTTCTTTTCTAAACACTACCTTTCTTCCTGTAAATGATTCCATTTTAGTACAGAAATGTCTGCTATCTGGTGACTTACGTTCTGGCATATATGCATATCTAATTTTATAGATATCATTATCTTCTTTAGATGATTTATTACTAGACTTGATTGTAGCCATTCTAACGTCACTTATATCTTCTGAATGAACTTCACTATGGATTACTTCCCATTCGTCGCTTAGAACCTCTCCTAGACCTTCTAATTGACTAAACAACTCTTCGCCCTCATCATCAGAAAAGTCTTCCTTAACTTGGCTAGATAATTTCTCTCCAGTTTCCTCTTCTTTTCTAATCTTAGTAGATATATTATCTAGTTCTGTAAATTCAATAGGTTGTAATGTTACAAAGTATAAGTCTTGAATAATACCATTAAATGATAGTATATCTTCTAAACAATATTTAATCTCATCTTGAAATGGTCTTATAATAACATTATCCATAAGAACAGAGGCAGTTCTTAATTCTTCTGCGTTATTACCAAATCCTGTATTATCTTTAATACCTAATAAGATAGGAGATACAATACCGTGACCTAACATAATCTTTTCTCTAGCTTCATCAGATAAGAACTGATATTGTGCGTGAGCATCTGGTAAATGTATAGCTTCTATATCTGCTTGAGTTTCTTTAGACTCATTGAAAGCAATAATAGTTTTACCACTATTAGAACTACCAGAGAATTTATCATTAATCTTTCTTTCAATAGCACCTTGAGTTTCCTCATTAGGAATACCATTATTAAAGTTGATAAATAAAGAAGGAGCTAATCCATTTTGGATGTTAGATATATGGTAATTAGATACTTCACATTCTAAATCAGCATATTGTAAACACGCTTGATAATCTGGAGTAGAATAGTAATAAAAACCACTTCTATAAGGTTTGATTATATATAGTTCTTCTCTTTGTGATTTACTTCCTTGTTTAAATGTAGGTATTCTTTTAGGTTTATCGCTAGGTTTAGCATCACTCCATTTTGGATGATAGTAATATGCTTGGACAACACCTTTAGCATTAGCTTTTTCAGCTCTTAAAGTCTCCATAGGAAAGTGAGATACTTTTAATACCTTAGACTTATCTTTATTAAACGTAAGTTTGATTGCACCTTGACCTAATTTCTTTCTATCTATTATTACCTTCTTGATTTCTCTAGGTCTTAATAGTTTCTTCATTCTTACATAATGTTCTGGTAGTAATTCAGAATTAGTAGATTCAATACCTCTACCGAATATCATATCAGCAATACCATTATTACATCTAGCGTTAGTTGGACTAGAAGTATCTAAGTCTATAAGTCTACCAAAGTAATCATTGTCAGCACCCCAAGAAATCCAATCTCTATTATGTACCTCTTTTACCTCTGGTGCTTCGTAAGATGATAAATTAAGTATCTTTACGTTATGTT